CGCTGTTCCAACCGGTTAAAATATCTGCATCTTGAATTAGATTTAAAAACGTATCTAACATATCTGCTTCGTTATCAAACAGATGTGTGTTAGGAAATTCTTTAACAGCAGCTAGTGCTTCCTCCATATTGAGTCCTTTTGGAGGAACAGCAAGACAAATCAAAGTATCTAACCATTGAAGATGCACTGCAATGGCAGTGATCGGCATGAATGCATCATCAGGTGAAGCATATCCACGTTCTGGATCAAAGTCTACTTCGATATCAAAAAATGCTGTATTAAGTTTTGGAGCATCTACATTTAAATAATTTTCGCTCAGACATACAAACAATGGGTTGATGTCTGCTTCGTATAATTTTTTATTTGAATGTATTTTTAATTCTTTATGAAAATCTTTTGAATTTTTACAAACTACTCGAGCTAAGGGATCTCCATAAATGCTAGTATATTTTCCTCTAGCATCAGGATAATAAAAAGTATATTTGATGGGAAATTCTTTGAAAACTCTTTTGCCGTTATCGTTTCTTTCAACAACATGTATGACATCAGAGTCGCGATTAAAGTATGCGTCTACGTACATCTATTCTCCTATGCAATTTACGGCTTGCAAATACCAAAGTAATCATTTGTGGCTGATTAAACCTTACCTAAGAATATTTATATTTTTAAAAAAGTCTACAATTTTTTCGCACGAAATTGCAATGCCTAAAAAAGTTGTTAATAAAAATATCATTACTAGACCCATAGCTATCCAATTTAATAAAATTTCAAGCACAATATTCCAGATCATAACATTCTTATTAATCCAATTATATCAATAGTGACTAACAAAAGATAGTTGGCTAACATTCCAAACGATCTGCGAGACCAAGCTGCCCAAGCGTACATAGCACAACCGCTAATCCAAATAGGATAAAGAATAAGCAGCGGCGGATTAGGGACGGTTGCTGCCATAGTGATACTGCAACCAATACTAAAGACCCAAGCAAGCAACTCGACAGCAAAACGTAAACGATTAGATCTCCAATCATCTTTTATCCATTGAAAAATATTATAGACTATATCGTTCATTAATCTTGAGGTAAGTTTTTGGTAGCACCGAGAATGTTTTCAATTTCATCCCATTCTTCTTCATGTACTTTCCAATTATCTTTATGAGCAATTTTAATTGCTTTGTTGATGATGCTAGGTTTGACATTAAGCTCTTCTGCTACAGCTTTAACAGTTTCTTTGAGACCTTCTTGTAAGTCTTCGATTTCTCTTAAAACGGTTGAGCCTTCATTAATTAGTCTTTCAAGTTTGGATTTTTCTTCCGGACCATACATTCTAGACATAGTTACTCCTTGTAAAATAAAGTTATTATATATACAAGAAGTCGCTATGTCAAAAATAATTATGCCATTATTATGATATTTTTTGTCCTATAGTATCTGGCAGAGTATTAGGACCATATAGATAAGGACCTTTTAATCTGTATTCAGTTGTAAAAAGTTGTTCCATTTTTCTCTGATCAGATTTAATTTTGTCTGTACTTACATCTGGAATAAATTCTCTTCTTTTAACAGGATCTAAACCAAATATAAAAAAGAAAACCAATCCTTCTAAGTGTTGAGCTAACAACACCATAGTTACATCATTGTCGTTTCGATAAGGCATTGTTTTTACAATTTTGTATTGAATATTGGAACCAGAATGTGTAAACATTTGTCCCGGCAATTTGTTAAAATCTTCTGTAGTTGCAGGATTGATGCCCGGTGTCTCGGGCTTGTTCTCTCCTTGTTGATCCTGATTTTGATTTTGATTTTGAGTATTTGTGTCTGTTGGCTTATCTGTTTTAGGCAAAGGATTAGTTTTAAGTTGCTTTTCCATAGCAGCTTTAGTTTGATTATCATATTTTCCTGTTGCAGCTAATCCAGCTTTCTTTTGAAAATTAGCCAATGCGTAGATAAATCTTTCATCATTTACTCCAGGCTTCCCAACAGGAGTTATTTTAAAATGTTCTAGAATTTTTTGAACTTGAGCAATAACTTCTGATTTAACAGCCGAATTAAAATTAAATGCAGATTTTAATTGCTCTACATTAAGTTGTACTGATGTATCTACTCCAGTTATTTGCTGAACACCAGCAGTAGCATTAGCAGGTTTATCAGCAGTTGTTGCCGGTTGAGATTTACCTTTTTTCCATGCTCTGTATTTGTCTAATTTGGCTCTGAATTTTGGATCATCTAGAAGTTTTGGCTGAGCAGATGCAGCCGCTTCTAGGTTCTGACCTATTTTATCATATTCTTTTTCTTGTGCAGTCAGTTGCTCTTGTTCAATTAAAATGCTTAAAAGTTTCATATTAATCCTCGATGTTATATTTATTTTAATTTTACACCAAAATTCTTGAGTTTTTACAACTTTGAAATTATAATTGTACTGTTATCAATTAAATTGTATCGCTATGAAATCCAAACTTTTTGCATTAATTTCTTTGTTAGTTGCTAATCAAGCAATAGCACTTAACAGCGATCCTGAAAGTCCATTCAATACTTCTAATAATTATACTAATCAGAGTACAATTACATGGAGAACTGAGGACAATGTTCAAAAAGCTTGCGAAGACGAATCTCGTAAAAGAGGTCACAAAGGATTTGGATTCGGAGTACAAGCTTGTAGTTTCTTTCATAATAATACTTGTACTATCATAACAGGAAAACAAGCCACTATGCATATTTTAGGACATGAAGTAAGACATTGTTTTCAAGGTAATTGGCATTAAAAAAGCAGCCTAAGGCTGCTTTTTTTATATTTGCTCTTTTAATCCTCTGGGCACGACTCCTTTGGATAAGGCAGAAGCCGCCTACACACGGTCCTAAGGTGTGTTCTAGGAAGAAGATCCGCCAACTAGCTTACCTCGTAAGCCTTTTTGACTTTTTTCAGGCGAACCTAGGACAGTTCCGTTAACAGAAACTTTGTCTTTTGCTCTTAGTTGCCCTGCTTCTCCAGTTTTTTGTGTTTTACTGGCAAACGGTATAGATTCTCCTACACTTTCTTTAGGAACACAGTTAGGAACTGTGCGACCATTTTTTTGTTTAGTGCCAACAGGCTTATATCCTTTCCAGCAAGGATTATCTTTTGGATCACGTAACCCTTCTTCTACTTCTTTACATTTACAATCTGGATGATGTTTTCCTGGAATAGGACTCATGCTATCTGTAGGAGGAGCTGAGTAATACTCTTCTAATTGTGAAATCTGTTCATCTAATTGAGATTTTAAATTTCTGATGTTTGTTAAAATTGTTTCGACTTTAACAACAGGCTTTCCTTGAGTATTAGCAGATTTGCCAATCTTAGTAGCCTTACCAGATTTATTAACCTCTCCTTTGCCACCGATATGTTTACTACCAAAGTCAGTTTTTTCACTTTTGCGTGGTTTATGTGTTTTACCTTGTTTAATTTCTCCGCCTTTTGATATGTAATCTTTTACAGCAGCATCCACATCGGAGGTTTTTTCGTTCATTTTAGTAATAACACGTTCTGCTAATTGTTTAGCACGGTCTTTATATCTTTGTTCTGATTCGGCTAATTCATCTTCAATTTGTTTAAAGTATTTTCCAATCATACTAGGTTTTGCATCTTTATCTTTATTAAGTACAGGATTGGTAATATCTTTTTGATAATGTTGAACCGCTAGTTGTTCTGCCATACTCAAACGATTAGTAGCAGATTCATTTACAATAGATACAAATTTCTTCATTTCCGAAGAATCTGCTACAGGCTTATTCGCTCCATCTATAGCAGATAATATCTTTTTCATGTCCATGATTTTATTTTGCCTTCTTTTTAGCAATAGCAATAGCTGCTTGCTGTTTTAGATTTTTAGCTTCACTCATGCTGCCACATTCTTTCAATCCGTGTACAGGGCATTTTTTACCTTTAGGACTGTGATTGCATTCATCAGCTGCTTCTTTAACTTTCTTATCTTTTAAGGCCTTTTTCATTGGCTCTTTTTTGTTACCGTCCTTGTCGAAGTCAAGATAATCTGGCTTAGCCGATTCTTTAACTTTTTTATCCTTCTTCTTGCCTTCATCTTCGTCGTCTTCCTTATCGGCTGCTTGTTTGCTGCCGCCATATTTAGAACCTTGCTTTTTACCAGCACCGCCACTAGGTTGTGGACCTTTTTTATCTTTAAGCCATTTTTCCATTTCTTCGAAGCCTTCTTCAACCTTACTGGCTTCTTTTTTAGCTTTTTCGGCTTGACGTTTTGCTTCCATTAACTTTTGTTCAAAAGCACGACGTACACTTTCGCTATAGACATCACTGTTCTCTAAAGTGTCTCCATATTCACTAACTTTCATTTCATACTGCATAAAATGATATACGCTGGAAATATAGTCAGCTGCTTTAGTAATTTTAGCTTGTACCCAGCCTTCTAATTCTTGACCTTCTTGAATCATTTTAAATAATTTCATAGAATAGTTGGCTAGTTTGTATAGATCAGCACGAGCCATTGCTGCTTCGTGTTTATCTGGATGTCTATCTAAGTTCATGAGTCTTTTCTCCAATACATTATATTTATCGTTTTACGGCACCACCGCCGAATATGTTAGTTTTTATATCAAGTGCATTTTTAGCAGTACCGTCTGGATTTTTAGCTTGTAAAGCCTTAGGAGGTTTAGCGACTGCACCTTTACCATATTGTTTTATATTTCCAATAGCAATATGGGGATTAGGTACAGCCGCTATGTTTCCTGCACTAGTTGCACCACTAGTTGCAGTTTCTCCTAATAACTCTCTTAATCTCATTACTCTTCGAAAGCATCCAATGCATCATTCCAATGCTTGATGCGATCCTCCATTCCGATAGTACCGCCGTTAATTTTTTTACTTAATAATACAATATCACCTTTATCGCAAATTGCATTTAGTTGATTTTTATACCAGAACCAGCAAGCACTTAATGTAGCATACTCAGGTGTACGTAATAAATCCGGATCGTTCGCTAGCGTATCATCACCAAATAAATCTCTGCTGCATTTAGTGTAATTATCGCGACCTGTTAGTTGCAGAATTCCACGTCCACGATATTTCCATCCGTCGCCTGAAGCTTCTGGTCCGTTACCCATACGACTGCTATAAATTTTATTAGCAATTTTTTCAGGTTTACGTTCGTAAGCTTTTGCAGTAGCATCATCCGGAAAATACTTTCCAAACAGTCCGCGCAGACCCTTTGCTCCGTAATTTAAGTTTTCTTGCAGTGCTGTAAAATCAGCTGATTCGTGTTGGCACTGTGCTATAAACCCTGCTACACGGGCTGGTGTAGTAATATAAAATTTAGGCAAATACGTATTAAACGCATTATGCCATAACTCTAATTCTTTGTTTTTATGTACTACTTTCTTTAGTTTTGCTAAAGTAAAATCAAATTCAAAACTGCTCATATATCACTCCTTTTTCTTTCCTTGCCTCATATTTATTTGCCAATGGGCTAATTGTTTCTTACGAGGACTTGCTGTTTTACTGCTTCGAATGCTCTTTAATGTACTTATGCTAGCCTTTTTAGGAATACCGTGCCGGGCACTGTCTCCTTTATCCTGAGGATTACGCCCGTCTGCAAAGTTTTCACCTACATTGAATGTCGGATCGACTTTTTGACGCTTTATATTTTTGGGCTGGTTTGGATCAATGGGATCGATATCTGTTGTGTCAAGACCTAATTTCATTAAATCTTGTATATATTTGTGTTCTTCTTCTTCACTACCAAATGACAGTATAGTGCTTGGAGGCCCCTTGCCAAAGTCATGTTTACCTAGACCTTTAAGGTTACTAATATGTTGTCCTAATTTATACCAATCATATACATCGCTGACGTCCACCCTAACAGTACCTGCCGGCATAGTTGGTTTAGTTTCTGGACCAGGGGGCTTATCGTTAGGATGATAATCTTCTTTAGTAGTTGACATGGTTTTCAAGTAGTTTTGAAATAACCCATGACGTTTCTGTAAACCATATAATCCAGGATTAATATAACTAGTTACAGTTTTTGTATCTGTAAAATTTTTAACATTTGGTTGCACACGGTTTTTCCAAAACCAAATACTAGCCTTTGCAGCAACATCAGGTTTTTCTAATAATTGAGGTTTTTGATCTAGTGGCAATCCTAATGCTTGACCGGCCTGTGTATAATTCCAGCGACCGGTCAATTGTATAAATCCTCTTCCTTTAAAACGTTCGCCGTCGCCAGGACTAGTGTTTCCTAGAGTCTTTGCTTTGTCTGGATTAAATTTAGGATCATAATTTTTATAGTTGTCACCTAGCTCTACTAAACTGGCAAAGTTCATAGTTTCATGAGCGCATTGAGCTAAAAATTGTGCTAATTCTTTTCCTTTAATCCCTGCTTTAATAGCAAAGTTTCTTAGTGTTTGTTCTAAAGGACTACTAGTAATAGGTGCTGGCTGTGCTGCTTGACCTTTAACAGCAGTAGATTGTTTTTTTGGATTTTGTAAGTTTTGAATTAATGATCCTATCGGATCTCCTTTTACCTTATCGTAAGGATTTTTAACTTCGCTTATCCACGATTCTACTACACTAACACTTCCTGAAGGTTTAACAAAGTAAGCATCAAAATCTACAGTTGGATATTCTAATTTTAAACTTTTAAAAACTTTTAGATTACTCATAGAGTCATCTATTAAATTTACTCTACTATATTTTCCAGTGTTTAGATATTTTCTGACCCATATTGCTTTCTTAATTGCAGGAGGATCATCGCCTGGAAGATTGCCTGCACGATGAACATGCACACGACTCATATCGATACCATATTTTTCAAAAGTATCTAAAAATTTTTCTTTATCATCGAAATCTGCTCTAGCAGTTAACATGATAACTTTTGTATTTGTTGCTCTGTCTAATATACGTTTTAGAGTGTTAATCATAGGTTTGATTGGTTCACTTTCTTGAGCAAACTTTTCAGCATTACGAAATTCGCCGAAATCAAACTCTTCACCGGGCTGTAGTTGATAATTGTTAAATTCTTGATTAGTTAAACTACGAACTACTTTACCGTTTTTAATAACTTTAATTTTGGCAGTAGTATGAAATAATGTATCGTCGATGTCAAAAATAGTCAGCGCCATATTGCCAGTAGGACCTAATCTTTCACTGATAATATCAAGTATTCTCATTTTTTTCTTATACCTGGACCTATTGGTTTTTCGCCTGTAAATTTAGGTAGACTAAACCATAATTGAAACCATTCAGGAGTTCCAGGTTTTATATTATGTTTCTTCATTAGCTCACCTTTTTCATTTCCGGTGATGCTTATGTTGCTACCTTCCCAAACTTGCCATCCATTAAAACTGTTAATGCCAGCAAGTTTTTTAATTTGTTCTAATTCATCCATTTTTTAAACTTGCTCTTAGCATCCATCCATGTTTACGATGTGCATCGATTCGACCTGCAATGAAATCGCTGAAACCGTATTCTCCTACTTTTTCGGATTCTTGGAATACTAGCTTTAAAATTTTAATAATTTTTTCATTATCTTCTAAAAGTTCTTGTAGCATAGCATCTGGAGGAAGAATATTAGTTTCATCGTCAATTTGTGTTAACATACTAAATCTTTGATAACTTGCTGGAACATATGTTCCTTGCGAACGAATTTGTTCTGCAAAAGTGTCTATGCTTCCATATACTTCTTCATATATTTTTCCAAACAGATCATGAAGTTCAGCAAAATGTATACCTTCAACATTCCAATGAAAGTTATGTGCTTTTAGATAAAAACTAAACGTACTGGCAAATGCTACTTTGCTGGCCTTTTGTAAATCTTCCATCATTAATCCTTAAACTAATCTAAATGCTTTTAAATTTTTACGAGGTGTGTTTTTGTTTACGTCTACGGTTGTATTTTGTTTAGTAATTATTCCTACACCCGCAGCTTCTTCAGAAACAGATTCACGCCACACTTTAGTTTTTTTACCATATTTTCTTTCAATGGCTGCTGCTGCTCTGTAAGCTTCTTTTTCGTTTGCGAACTCTTTCCAACGCTTACCATCTACAAAAACTGTCCATGTACTAGAATCGTCATCTTCATGACCTAATCTTTGAATTTCTTTACTGCTCATTCCGCTTACATCAGTAAATCCTCTTGATTCTTTTTCTACTTCTCGTTCTTTATCTTTCTTTTTAGATGTAGATTTTTTAGGAGCATCTTGATATGGTAATAGATAATTTGCTACTAAATCAAAATATGCATGACCTCCAATGTCAGTGTCTGCATCAATACCTGCTGCTTGACTAAATGCTTCTCTGTCTCCTTTTACAACTGCATCTCTTAATGCTGTTGCTGAACTTAATCTAGGAGTAGGTTGTGTTTGAATATTTTTAAAATTATAAAATCCGTGCGGACCTTCTTTTCCGTTATATTGCACTATAGTTTTAGTGACCCATTCTTCGTCAGTATATACATTCAGTGATATATCGCCAAATTCTTTGTACACTTTACTAGCTAATGTTAGCCAACTTGTTTCTGCAACAATATGTCCTTTAATTGCAGGAAATATTTTTTTCATGGCTTCAACTTTTACTTTGAATGGCAAAGGATCTTTTGGACCTTGTGTACTTTGATTCGTTCCAACAAACCAATGATCGTTTTCAGCTGCCATTTCCCAAGCAGCATGATGGCCCTGATGTGGAGGATTAAATCTTCCAAAGATTATTCCTACAGTAGTGCTCTCATTTTCAAATAGTTCTCTTAATAGCATTTTATTTTTTACTGTTATAGTGGCCCATCTTTATATTTTCTAATTCAGATTCATAAATTTTAGAACAAACTTCGTCCATCATTTCTAAATTAATTTCTTTTTTTAAATTTTTTACAGGAAATTTATGATGATACATTTCGTAAGCTTTTTTAACCATAGGACGAAAATTTGAACTTTCGAAAGGTTTTCCGGATTTATTGCAATTCATAAATTTTAACATTGATGGATAATAATCTTGTCTATAGAAAAGAGGATCATTATTCATAAAGAACATTAAGTCTTCTACGACATCATATTCTTCAGCGTTAAAACTATCGAGATTAATAACTTCTAGTATTTTCATATTACCATGCCCTACATGACCAATAACGTGCCTTCCAACGCGGTCCTGGATTTTGACAGTTATGACGTGCTCTAAAACTTTTACGACGTTTAGGATTAGATTTTTTTATCTTCATCTTTTTATCGCCGAAGTTAACTTTAACTACTTTTCCATTTGGTTTACGAACATATACTTTGGATTTTTTTACATCTCCAGGCATACGTTTACCTAATGGCACTTTGCGTCCTTGATATTCCGCTTCAGTTAATTCGTCGTGGAAAGTAGCACCGTGTTGTTCTAATAATTTTAAAACGGTAGCATCGGCTTCAATAAGTACAGATTCTGTCCACTCAGCGATGACCCAGGTTTCTATACCTTCGCCCTCTGCTAGCTCTATATGAAAGTAATCGCCCGATACAATGTCACCTTCCAATTCTACATCTTCCATGAAATCTAAAAAATTCTTTTTTGATTCTGATGTAGGTTTTTTTACTGCATTAGGACCTACTTCTGGAGGGGGTCCTTCGTTTAGTATATCTAAATACTCTCTAAGTATAGTGCTCGAAGATTTAGTCATAAAAAATCCCTTTTACATATTTAGCGTAAAAGGGATCTTTATAAACTACTTTTTAGCCTTGTACTACAGTCTCAACTTTAGTGATTGTACGCCCTAGGAACATCTTTACCATAGTGAGCACTTTTTCGTCTTTGACGTAGAAAAAGCCTCCTCCAGCATTTTTGTCTCTGGTAAGATCACGTTTAGCACGTTTAGGCATGCGTATTTTAGGGTTATTTTCACACCACTGTACAAAGTTACTGTGATTTTGATCAGAAACTCCTAGACTTACTTTAAATTTAAAGTTCAGTTTCTTAACTAAAATTGTGCCCTCGGCTAACAGATTTTCTGTTTTAGGATCCGGAATTTCTAAGTATTTGACTCTGTTTTTACAAACTTTAATAACATTTTCTAGATCTCGTTCATTATTGAGATACACGCTGACGAACGGAGTTTCTACCCTTGCTCCCCAATCCTCGACATTTTTTAGTAGTTCTGCTAGTTTTTTAGCGTGAGTTTTATCACTCGGTAAGGCTTTTCTAGCATAATAATAATCATTATTATCGTGATGATCTAGAATTTGTTCAGCACTGCTACCTCTAAACCAGCCAGCTACTCCAGAAGTAAACACAATTTTATATTTGAATTTACTCTGGAATAGTTTTGTGCTGTACTTTACATTATGATTCTTCAAGAACTTCATTTACAATTACTTTCGGTTTATTTACTTTAGGGCGTAATACAATTTTATCGTCTTCGACAGCAATATGCAATATTCCACCATTTTTTAGATCGCCAAAAAGAATTAGTTTAGATAACGGACGTTTAATTTCTTTATCAATTACACGTTGTAACGGACGAGCACCCATTTTCTTGTCAAAACCTTTTTCAACGAGCCAATTAACTGCTTCGTTATTAATTTTCATTTTGACACCTTTTTCGCGTACTTGCTCTTTTACTTCGTCCATGAACTTGCCAACAATTTTAATCATTGTTTCTTTGCCAAGTTTGTTGAAAGTAATAACAGCATCTAGACGATTTCTAAATTCTGGAGCAAAGAACTTTTTCAATTCTTTATCTTCGTAAATTTTTTCTTGGCTACCAAACCCGATGGCATTTTTTTCAGATTCCGCAGCACCTGCATTTGTAGTAAGAATTAAAATTATATTTCTGCAATCTGCACGTTTACCATTACTGCCTGTGATAAATCCGTTATCCATAATTTGCAGTAATATTGTACTGACATCTGGATGACTTTTTTCGATTTCATCAAGTAGTAAAACACAGTTAGGATTTTCTTGAATTTGTGTAATCAATAATCCAGCATTATCTTCAAATCCTACATAACCTGGAGGACTACCGATTAATTTACTTACACTGTGTTTCTCTTGATATTCGCTCATATCAAAGCGAATAAGTTTCACACCAAGATTTTTAGCTAAGGCTTTTGCTGTTTCTGTTTTACCACACCCTGTTGGCCCCATAAAAACAAAACTACCAATAGGTTTGTTATCAGATTTTAATCCAGCTCTGCTTACTAAGATTTTATCTACAATTTCTGTAACCGCAGTATCTTGACCATAAACTTCTGAAGCAATTTTAGTTTCTAAGTTGGCAAGATTATTAGCTTCTGTTTCTGCGATTGTTTCAGCAGGCATATTAATCATTTTACTTAATTCAAATTCGATTTCACTAGCTGTGATTATTCTAGTATCTGCATGTTTTAAATTGAATCTACTTGCAGCACAATCAATTAAATCAATAGCTTTATCAGGTAATTTTTTATCTGCTTGATATTTTACACTAAGTTTAATTGCAGCTTGAATAGCATCATCCTTAATTTTGACATTATGATGTTGTTCGTAATATTTTCTAATTCCTTTTAGGATTTGAGCAGTCATTTCTGAAGTAGGTTCGTCAATACTAATACGCTGGAATCTACGCATCAATGCACGATCTTTTTCGAAATATTTTCGATATTCTTCCCAGGTAGTTGAAGCAACAACTTTAATGTTACCTTTGCTTAATGCAGGTTTCATCATGTTGCTAAGATCATTTGCACTGTTGTTTGCACTACCTGCACCGCTAATCATATGAGCTTCGTCAATAAAGAGTACAGTCTTTCCTTTTTTCTCTAGCCCTTTTAATACTGCTTTGAATCTTTCTTCAAAGTCACCTCTATACTTAGAACCAGCTAACATAGAACTAACATCTAGATTATAAACTGTATATGGTTTTAAAAATTCAGGAACAGCACCTTTGACGATATTGTAAGCAAGGCCTTCTGCAATTGCAGTTTTACCTACGCCTGGATCGCCGACTAGCAGAACATTGCTCTTAGTTCTTCTGCCTAATGATAGTGCGATGTTTTCCAATTCGTCTATTCTACCAATTACAGGATCAATCTTTCCTTTCTTAACTTGATCGTTTAAATTGGTTGTAAAAGCTCTGAGAGCTCGATCTCCTTGATGATCCATGGGATTATTTTCTTCTTCTTCTATTTCACTTACTTCGTTATTTAGATAATCTGTAAATTTATCTCTATCGATACCAGCTTGTTGAATATAGTAATGAGCATAGCTACGTTTTTCGCTCATCATGGATATAAACACATCAGATGCTTCAATTTTTTGTCTACCATTAAATAAAACTTGTGTAAATGCGCGATTTAGTACTCTTTCAACTGCCTGTGTTTTTTTAGGCTTAGGCGTGTCATCATCGATTTTAATTTCGTCACATTTATTTTTAAGATAGTGTTCTAAATTTTTTTTAAGAAAATCTGCATCTGCTCCATACCCGTTAATATAATTGCAGAATCCTTCTTCGCAAAGCATACCGAAAAGCAAATGTTCAAGAGTTAGATACTCATGTTTTAATTTTTGTGCTACAGTAATAGATTTTTCAAATATCGACTGTAGTTCGTTGCTGGGTTCTACCATTTATTTTCCTTTGTTTTTTTAAAGCTAAATCTAGTTTTAGTTTACTAACTTTTTCTATAAAACAAGTGCCGTCTAAATGATCTAATTCGTGTAAGAAACATCTAGCGTCAATACCTTCAAATTGTATTATACGCTTAGTATTATCTCTGTCAAAGAATTCGGCTAATACATAAGTTGGACGTTTAACTTTAATCCAAAGATCAGGAAAACTTAAACACCCTTCATCATCTAAGTTTTCTTCTTCGCTTACTTCTATTATTTTTGGATTGAATAAGGCAAATGGAGTGTATAGTTCTTTGATATTAGAAGTTTGCATGATAAACACTCTAGCCTCAACTCCGACTTGATTAGCAGCTAAACCTATACCATTACTTTCTACCATGATTTTAATCATTTCTTCTTCTAAATCGTAAGGATTCATTACTGGATTTGAAAAATCAAAATCTGGTAGCTGTTTGTTTAAAATTTCATTAGGATGTTTTACTAATTTTAGCATTTAAAATTTCGATCTCTTTCAAAATATTTTTATCTGAAATATCTGGAATCTCTATTTGTACAATTACTACTAAAGAACCTCTTCTAGTTCCTGTTATATCTGCAAAACCCCTTCCTCTACTTGCAAATTCAGTGCCGTGCTGTACACCGGATCGTATTTGAAGAGGCATTATTGTGTCATCTAAACAATTAATTTCTATAACCTTGCCTAAAATAGCATCAAAAGGATTTAAATAAACACATTTACAAAGATCATTGTCACGTCTAAACCAGTCATTATCTGCTTCTACAGTGACATGTACATTAAGATTACCGGGAGGCACTCCAGGGATAGAATCGTCTCCTAGTCCTGAGAATCTGATAATTTGTCCTGATTGTACACCTGGAGGTACATCGATTATAACAGTTTTTGTTTTTCCTGACGGTGTTTGATAACGAGCCTCGGTTTGTGTTCCTAGATAACTTTGCTTGAAAGTTACTAAGATTTTTAAAGTTAGATCTTTATTTTTTCTAATTTGATGACCAGCGAATCCTTGTCCAAAATGGAATCCGAACATGTCTTCAAAATTTGGAAATCCGCCTGAACGTATATGAATAAATGGATCACCAAATCCATTTAGTTGTGCATCATATTGAGATTTTTTTTGAGTGTCGCTTAGAGTATCGTAAGCTTGTGATATTTCTTGAAATTTTTTATTATCGCCACCCCTGTCAGGATGATGTTGCATAGCCAATTTTTTATAGGCTTTTTTAATATCATCCTGACTGGTGTTTTGATTTACTCCGAGTATGTCATAATAGTTCATACATATAATTATACAAGGAGACCTTGTCTATGTCAATCTAATGGAGGAAAATCTTCTTCCAATGGAGGTCTACTAGGCATTGGTTTATCCATAGTAGGCATAGCACCTGCCGCTGCCATCACGCCTGCACCTGCTACCGCGCCACCCATCGCAGCCATTGGCATTGGGCTCGGACTAACTGGTCTTGGTGAAATTGTTGGTGCAGGAGGTGGAGCACTCGGTGGAGGCGGTTTGTTAGCAGCTTCAAGTGCTTTTGCACGTAAATCTTTATCATCGCCTGCTAACATAATTCCAGAAAGTGTACCAGTTAAGAATGTTGCGATTGGAATAATTAATTCGAAAAATTTATTGTCTACAGGACTCATTCCATTCATTGGTTGAGTAACAAAAATAAGACTGTATAGAACAACAAATACAATACCAAACAGTGTCAATCCTAATATGATACCAATAAAAAACTTTAATCTTACATTAAGTTCTTCTGTAGTGTATCTCGGGCCATCCCATAATTCTCTAATCATTTACATTCTCCTTTACTTGGCTGTGGCGCAGGCACATAAACTTCGTTGCCTTTTTTGTCAATAGTTACGTTTTGTTTTTCGTAGTGTGTCAAATCTTCCGGACAAGTTCCATTAGCACTACAGTATGGTTTTTTACAGAATTTTTCACTCCAGTTATCTGGGTCTTGACACGGATATCTATATCGCTCCTCACACCCAGCTAGAAGCATAAAAACTGGCAATAGCATAGCCCATTTTAGATTCATAATCGCTCCTTACTTAATATGCTATTATTTATTATTTTTTGGTTTTCTTAGTAGTTTACTTCTTTTTGAGTTGATCTGCTATATTTTTTTGCTCTTTATACCATTCTTGCCACGCTTCGTACTTTATTTTCAATTCGTAATATAATTTAGAATTTTCATTGGTAGTTTTGATAATGTCGCTCATCTCAATTTTTTTATCAGCGGGTAGTTTGTTTAGATCCGTGGCTGGAGTCATTAAACTAGGTGGCGCATCTGGAAATTTCATTACTACTGGAACAGTAGTAGAACAACCTACTAAGAGCAATGTAGATAATAAAATTAATCTCATTTTGCTTCCTCCTGTTTAATTAACTCAGGATTAGTTACAGATTTATTAAACATTTCAATAGCTGACGGGCTTACGTCGCAATTAGCATTGATTTCTTTTTCTCTATATTCAATTTCTTTTTTAATAACTTCTTTTACCACTTCTACAGTTTTAACTTTTGTGATAACTTTAGTTTCGATTACTTTAACAACTTCTGCTTGTTTATTTTCTAGTTCTTCTACTTTCTTTTCCATTTCTGCAACACGCTCTCGCCAGATTTTTTCAACACCATACCCTCCAGCATAAAATGCTCCGGCACCATATAAGATTAATCCTACAAGTTCTAGAGGAAGTTTATAATTCTTAATTAAAGGAATCCAGGTTACTAATTTGCTTAAAATGTAAAGTGTTACTCCAACTGCTACAATAGCATAAGTTATAAATTCTATCCAACTGTCTGGTAATAAACTAAGCATCCACCACATTATAATTTCTCCAAGGCCACAGCAAAGTTTTCATTTTCAAAAACAAAATTATTTGCAATTTTGGTTATATTATAATTTCCGATATATTTTGTAAGATATAAAATTTCTGCCATATCTTTACTTTCAATCATAATACGACCTTCTAATTTTTTATATACATCTTCTTTTAAACCAGAATCTTTAATTCGCATTCTTAAAGGTTCTGCATACATTTTTTGAAATATAATATCATCGTCTTGTACATCAATACTTTCTAAATAACTTCTGCCAAAAAAGTTAGAAAAGTTATTAAGTTTGTTTTCTTGTATAGCTATTTCGTAATCTTCTTTACTAACCGGAATAGTTTCTTCTAATGACAATTGACTTACAGGTTGACTTTGAAAACTTTTGTAATATCTAAATTTAAAATCATCGACTTCGGCTAATTTGCCTACACCATCTAATAGTTCTATTATATTTTCTGGAACATGTCTATTTCTTTCCATTTCTACAAATACTTTGTATTTGCCGTCGTTTAGTTCACCAGGAGTAGAATCTGCATCTAAAACAAACTCATAACCTCTTTCGCAAAAGTTTACTAAATCTTCTGCTGGTTCTTTTTGTTCTACAGTAAAAGATAATACAACTATGTCTTTGTCGGATCCCATTTTACTTGCATAGCTATCGATTTCAAAAATGTTATCTACTAACATTCTTAAATCGCCGGCAAGTAATTCTTCATTAAACTGCTGGCGCACTTGGTAATCCTCCCTGTGGTGCTGCTGGTGTTGTTCCCATCATTGCTGCTTGATCTGCTGGCTGACTTGGTGCAGTATCTACTTTAATATTTCTGCCTATGCCCATACTTTCTCTCATTCTAGTCATGTAACCATTAAACGTATCTTCTACAAGTTTTTTGGGCATGGTGATTTCTACTAACCAAACTGGAATTCTATCTAATTTACCTTTCCTAGTTCCTGGTCTAAAATCATCAGGATTTTTAATTTGTCTAGGTTGTACTAAATGAGTTCTTTCATATTTGATTTTACAACCATAATCTAAAAGACGTTTTGCTGCCATAGGGTCCGGCATACTTTCCCTAGGCCACATAAAGCTAGCAGTAATCCAATGGCGGTCCACACGGGGTCCTTCTGCTAATTCCCCATTTTTCCAGTTTTTATAAACATACATATCCATTTCATCCAATACACGTTCAAAGTCTTTTAACGTGCTTAGACTAGAATTATTGCTATACAGGGTTTGTATGTTTTCAATAACGTCCTTAATATCGCGCATAATTTATCCTAGAAATTTCTATACTTATTTATCGTACTTAAAATCAAATCATAACACTTTAATTTATTCGTATAGAATTAAATAAGATTGTAGGACCTCTGTAGTTACTGGGCGGTCGCTACAAGTCCTACTTTTTTAAAAAAGTGGGAGAACTTAATGAGTAAAAGAGTGAAAAAACGCTTTTCTTCAGATGTTAATGTAATTGATTTTCAACCGTACCTTCCTAATAAGAAGCAAAGAGTCTTATTGCTTCCTCGAAATAAACACCAAGAAAGCTATATTTTAAAGTTAAATGATGATACTAAAAACATAGTTTTTGCTATCGGACCTGCTGGAACAGGTAAAACTTTATTAGCTGTTCAAATGGGTATACGTCAGTTTCAAGAAGGGAAAGTTGATAAGATTATAGTAACTAGACCCGCCGTTTCAGTAGATGAAGATCTAGGGTTTTTACCGGGAACATTAAATGAAAAAATGGCTCCGTGGACCCGTCCAATTTTTGATGTATTAGGAGAATATTATAGCCAAAAAGACATAGAAAACATGCTATATGAGAATGTCATAGAGATAAGCCCACTGGCATATATGCGTGGACGCACATTTAAAAACGCATATATCATAGCAGATGAAATGCAAAATGCTACTCAAAATCAAATGAAGATGTTACTAACAAGATTAGGAGAAGGAAGCAAAATGGTAGTAACAGGAGACCTAGCACAAGCAGATCGTTTGAAAGACAATGGTTTAATTAATTTTATTGAAAGGTTACAGCAACACAAAAAACTTCAATATATAGATGTAGTAAATTTTGATACTGAGGACATAGAAAGACACGATGCCGTGAAAGAAATATTAGAAATATACGGTGATTGAAAATAGGGGATTTATTCCCCTATTTTTTTAACTGAGATTCCGGATCGTAATAAGAAATTAATTCCTGAGCTATCGCGATAGTCTTGGCCGTAATAAACGCCACTAATACCAGATTGATATATAAGTTTGGCGCATTCAAGACAAGGGCTGTGTGTGATAAAAATATCAGCACCGGAACCACTATTATGGCTACGAGCGAGTTTACTAATGGCGTTACTTTCTGCATGAAGTACCTCTTGGTTAGTTACTAATTTATACCTGACAACAGATTGCACTTCTGTAAATTCTTCGAAAGGCCAACGTTCATAAATTTCTTCCGGACTAAGCCACCCTCCTGCGTCAGACGACATCCATTCTTTATGTTCGCAATTATTATCCCACCCCGCCGGCATACCATTGTAACCATAGCTGATTACACAATCATCTTTTACAATAACTGCACCTACTTTTAATCTTTGAGCATGACTGAGCTCACTTAATCTTTTTGCCCAGTCCATATACAAGTCAATAAATTTTTGCTTCATTAGATATAGCGTAATCTAATTAAAGTAGCAGCTAAATTAATTTCAGGGTCACTTACTAGTGTATGATCAACTAACCCTTGTTTGACAATTTGTATAGCTTTTTCTTGTTGATCTTCATTTCCAAATAATTCAACGTTGTCGTATAGCCAACGGAATATGCTTTCTATTTCGTCAGGTGCTGCTTTACTGCATACTAATTTTCTTGCTTCTCGTATCTTTCCTTCTTTGAAAAGTTCAACCATTTCAAATCTATAGTCTTTTTGGTCATCATTGCTTTGATTAGGTTTTACTAATGCTCCTCCAATACTGTTAGCTTGAATGTTATTGATGCATTTTCTTAAATCTGGGTAGACCGCTTTGACATAATTGTCTAATGTATCTAGATCAAATTCTATACCTTCTTCTACTAGAATTGTAGCTACTCTAGCTGTAAATTCTGTTTGATCAGTTTTTTCAATATGTACAGTTTGACAACGACTATGAATCGCAGGTAAAATTTTATTAGGGTAATTACAAGTAAGAATAAATCTTACACTATTAGAATAGTCTTCCATTAGGTTTCGAAGGGCAGGTTGAACACTGTTAATGTTCATAAAATCTGCTTCATCGATCAATACAACTTTAATATCACCAAACGGCATGGTTTGGCAAAAATTGATTAATTTGTCGATCCATTCAATTTTACGTGCTTCTTTACTACCGTTAGCTAACATAATATCGGTGTCTTGTACACCAATTTGTTCTATAAGAATTTTAGCAAGTGTAGTTTTTCCAACTCCAGCACTTCCACTGAACAACAAATGCGGAATGCTTTTTTCTTGTATCCACGATTCAACTTGATCTCTTTGATGCTGATCTCTAAAAACATACCCATCGATATGTTTAGGACGATATTTTTCTACCCACAACTCTTTCATAGTGTAATTTCTTTCGTTAGTTCGTGTAATCTGTCAGCACAATCTCGTACATCTTCGCTTAACAGTCCTTTACCTATTTTTGTTTCAATCATACGAGCAATTTGATGTAACATCATAATCGCCTCTGAATATTCAGGATCGGTCATTTTGTCTCCAATGGTTGGGGAGTTTGCATACGTTTAATATCTTCTGCGTAAACTACTCGATTTCTCAATTCAGTTGTGCTAAAAGAATGTTGTCTTTGATTGAAATGTAATTCGATTCCTCGATTTATACATTCCATTTTTCCAGTAAAATCTTTTTCTTCATATTCTTGTCCTAATATTCTAACATTAATAGGATAAGAAAGTAAAATGTCAACTAGCTCTTTTTCTGTTCCGTAGACTATAATTTCGTCTACATATTTGCAAGAATCTAATTGTACATATCTTTCAAAAATTGTTTGTACTGGTTTGTTTTTTTCTTTTCTGTCTAATGTAGGATCTGTTTGTAATCCTACTATTAAGTAATCGCAGACACTTTTCGCTTCTTTAAGCATCATAATGTGTCCAGCGTGGAACAAATCAAAAGTTGAACAAGTAAATCCGACTTTCATAGTAAACCTTTCTGGTGGGCCCCCCGGGACTCGAACCCGGACTCAACGGATTATGAGTCCGCTGCTTTAACCGATTAAGCTAAAGGCCCATCATAAAACAATTATAGCTTAAAAATAGTGATGAGTCAATGCTCTTTGATTAGATATAAGAAGATAGATTTGGCGGTTGCCATCCATCAGGTTTAAGTACTTTTCCATCTTCACGCTTACGAACTTTGCCTGTTTCAGAATCAATTTTGGCAAAATTTGTATTCATTACTTCTTTCCAAGCACCTTCTGCGTCAAATCCTGCACTATGGATAGCACCGATAGTAACAACTAAAATATCAATTAATGCATCGAGTTGCTCGATGCGATCGCCGTTAGCTAATGCAGTTTTGAATTCGTCGTTGAATTCTTCGTCAATTAAATCACAATAGAGTTTATATTGTGATTCATTAAAGCCTTTGACTGTTTGATCGCAGGCTTTCATAAAATCTTCTTGGTCTTTAAAAGGATTTGTCATTTTGGAATATATACATCGTTTGGTTTATGATCCGACACAAGTAAAATGTCATCATTGTCTACTCTTCTGATGGTAATTTCTTTACCATCTTCTTCAACTTTAACCCCTCGTGTCCAACGTCCATGTGCTACACAAATCCAATCCCCTACATTAACATCTTTTTGTTCAGGACCGATCGCAAAAACGCGACCCCAACGAGCTTTAATACCTTCGGTTTTACCGTCTAAATTTTGTATGATGATTCCGGTAGTTGTACGTTCCTCACCAAATTCCATATCGGCAACTAAAATTCTGTCTCTAATCGGACTAATTTTACCTTTTACTACGTTCATCTTTACTCCTATTTCTGTTTGGGCATAATTAGATTTTTGCTATCAGTATGATATTCGGACATGATATCTTCTTTTTTACGAATGATTTTTCCGCCTGGACCTAACTCATCACCTCTGGCATTCATCCTTACATTTCCAACTGCAAGAGTCATTTCGTTTTTCATACGTAATTTATCAAAATCTAGCTCTTTGCCCTGCATAGTTCTGTATGTTTTTCTTTGTGGTTCTTTCATAGCCATAGTTTTCTCCTTGGGCTTAATATACTTACTTATCTTAAGAATTCCTGCCAGTCTAAATTATATTTTATACTATCTATTTTATGGATGCCTATTAAGTAAAGAACATAGCTGGAAACACTGCTGCCTCGTCCGACACCCCAGATTATGTTATTTTTTCGGCATGTATCGACGAAATATTTTAGCCAACGTAACAAGTCTATCATATCTCTTTTTCTAAATTCGTTTAATTCGTCGACTAATCTTGTATAATTTTCTTTAGGGCACTGGTTAACTAAAAATTCTTCAATATCAAAATCTTTATATTCATCAGGCATAAACCATTGATTTTGAAGATTTCTATCAAAATCGAATACATTAGAGGAATAAGAAATGCTTTCGGTAGTTTGTAAAACAAGTTCGGAATGTTTAATAAATGAGGAAATTTCCGAATCTTCTTCAACAATGATTTTGTTTAAGACATCGAGATCCTTTTCATACATTATATTAAAAAGATCTTGACTTTGAAAGATACTTTGAGAAAATTTGTCTAATTTCATGTAACTATTTTAATTTACATTAATTAGTTTGTCAAGTCCTTTGTCTCGATTTTGATATTGTTGTTCCCATGCTTTAGCACGTCTGCTTCTTAGTTCTTCTTGATATGATCCAAGAAGCAGAGTTATTTGATGTTGAACATCTGGATTTCTCACTATCCAATATTTTTTGCTAAGATCTAATATTTTGGATTCTATTTCTTGATCTTTTAAATCAGATAAATCTTCCAATAGAGGATGCATTAGACAAATGTTCCTAGATAATTAACATAAACTTCATCACCTCCGTCGATTGAGTGAAGTTCAAATACATATCTTTCATTAGAATTTGCATTAGTTGAAAATGGAAATGTAGTATTAGATAATATTACACCGCCACCTGTAGTGCCAAAGTTAAATTGTTGACTAGTTCCATCACTTCTTAGTTTGATCCAAATTCTTCTAGCGACACCGTCTGCTCCCCAATTACTAAATGTAATGGTTATAGAAGTCGAGGGAGGTGAAATAACACCATGAAAGTAATCAGCATCTCTGACATCTACAGTTGTGCTAGAAATAATAGTTCCTAGACTAGCTACAGAGTGATTTAATTGTCTAATTTCTGCATTAGTTAATAAATTTCCAAAAAAGTTGTTGTCATCATTAACTTTGGCTGTATTAGTTTGTAGTGTAGTGATTTCACTATTCGCAGTTTCCAAACCTAATTTAATTAGATTAAAATTGTCTCTAAATCCCTGACTATTATTATCTTGCCCTGCTACAGGGTATGCTTCGTTGATTGATTCGAAATTAATTTGACTAGCCATTTATTGTGGTCCTATCGTTTTTAAATGCTATGTATTTATCCTGTCTATAACCGGTGACTCTATCTATGATATATCTATCGACATAAAAGTCAATTTTTTTGAAATCGAAAGCACTTTGCTTTATGTTTAGTAAAATATCGTCGCCCCTTCCTGGTTTACAAAAGCATATAGGCACTGCTTTAATGTATCTTAAAGGTGTTATATCGCCTTCTTGTATAGTTCTCATCCATAATGGAAGATAATCGTAGTCAAAAATACCAAGTTCGGCTATTCTTTTTCTCCACAATTTTACACTACTAGGGAATCGAATTTCCGAATTAGGATCTCCAGCGAAAACGGTATTTTGATCTACTGTTACATGAAATGGATCAGGTCTACCCCAATAAGGATTTATTTGATTAGGATTACCATTATAGAAACTATTATCCTGATCTACAGTAATGTTTCTTTCACTAGGATTTACATTAATTTGAAATGGTAAAGATTGTGTGCCTTTTTCTAGAGGATCAAAAACTTCTACATAAATTATTTCATAAACACGATCTGATGTAAAAGGAAAATTAGCTATAGCTTTTTTAATTTCACCAAATCTAAATCTTTTATTTTTATGATTTCTAGTTATTTTGCTTACAACTTCAGCAGCTGATTTAGTTTCTATGCCTGCAAAAATTAACATTTCTAAATTTTTTCTAAGACCAAAATTTGGATCAGTAGGTCTATAAACAGCACTTATATCAAAAATATCAGGATCGTTAATAAATTCTTGATAATATTGTCTTTGATCTAATTTTAAGAAAGGCTTGACTATGAGATTACTAAACAACCTATCATTAGGTGTTTCCACTCTTAACTTAAAAGTTCTTTGTATTGCAGTATACCCTACTATATCTCTCGCTTCGATTGTAAAATAGTATTCTCTATCTAGACTAGTAGTCTCGCCATCTAGAGTAAAATTTTCATCATCAAAAGAAATTAATCCTGGATTATCTTCTTCTCCAAATTGATTAATCTTTCCTATTATTTCGCCGTCCAAATTAAAACTTAATCCCGGAGGCAAACTTCCAGATATAAAATAATATAAGATAGGAACATTTACTAGTGTAGTATTTGCTCTTACAAACAAATTACTTATATAATCTGCATCTAACGATCCTAGATCAGAAGCAGTTTCCCATGTTATTGTACTATCAATTTCACCAATAATATCTGCTGTAAAGGTTCTTTTTGAACTAGCAGTTTCTCCTTTTTCAGTAAATCTAGTAGCTTTAATTGTAAATCTATATTGTTTTGTAATTGCTGGTTGATAAGGAAGATTTCCAAATACTTCTGCTGTAAACGGATCAAATGTCATACCCGGAGGTAAAATACTTTGAGTTCCAAAATATAAATGAGTAAGATTAGGTATTGTTTTTTCTAAATTACTATTTAGATTTAAAAGATATTCTGTATCAGATATTTTTGTAACAACACTGATTGTGTATATTGTAAAACTAGCACCAGTTACATATTCTACTAATTGTATTTTATGACCTTCTCTTGGAATTCCTTTAACATTTCGTATTCTAATTTTATTTTGGCCTGCTTTATTTTCAGAAGGAATAGTAGTATATGCTTGTCCGTAAACATCAGGATTAACACTTTCGAAACTATAAGTTATTGGTCCTAGTAGTAACCCTTCATAAGTATCTAACTTAAATGTTTTATAATTGTTGGCTCTGAATATTCCTAGATAAGAATTAGTAGTCCATACTGGAGCTCTAGCATATGTGACATCAGCTGTAAAAGTTCCATTTCCAGCTTGCATATAAGTATTGTCGGCTCTGAAAAAATCATCACCTACAACATATATTCTAAATTTTCTTGCAGTACTAGTATCACCATCTGTTACAATAACATTAAATTCAAAATTTCTATTTAATTTTTTAGGAAATCCTGTTGGAATACTATAATCAAAAGTAAAAGAATCGAATATAAAAGTGTCATATCCGTTGTTAGATCTTAATCCGTAATCGTAAGCAACTTTATCATAAACTGTAGTATCAAAGTTACCATTTCCTGCACTTGCCGGAGGAGCTAATACTGGTTGAACCCACCCTACAATTCTACCGCTATCGGTAAGTACTAATCCTGGTGGTAATTCTCCTCCGCCACTAGGTATAAAAAACTTTAATTCTTGCCCGGCAGCAGTATCAAAATCAATGACACTAAGTTGAAAATCTATGTAAGAATTATCTAAAACGTAGTAAGCATCGTTTGGACCTAGCGGTAATACGCCAGCTGCGGTATTCCATCTAGGTTCGTCCTTGCCAGATATAGTAATTGAAAAAGTTCTATCAGCAAACTCTATTCCATCGGAAGCTCTGACAACAAATCTAAATTCTGTATCTCTAGAAACTTCAAATGCACTGCCAACTATTCTGTCATGTTCTAATCTGAGTCCAGGAGGCAATTTTCCAGCAAGTACAGAAAAATTAATAGCAGAACTGTCGCTAAAATTTTCAGAATATACAGTAGGTAATCCAAGATCTACTTTTGTGCTTTCTTGGATTACTCCATAACTGTATCCTGATTTCTGAGACCATATGTTTAACATTTTACACGAATCTAATATTCACTGCACCTCTAAGACTCACATTACTAATTCTAGCCTTAACTACCGAAGGAAAAACAGGATTTTCTTGAGAGAACGGATAATATAGCAAATGTTGAGGAGATCCTAACAAAGATCTGTCGTTAGTGTAGTCATCATCCAACCCACTATCGACTAATCTTGCTGGCGATGCTAAATCGCTTTGTGACTGTAAAACAAGCTTCATTCCGTTACAATTTATTCCTGGATAGAGTTGTGCAAACAATGCTGCTACACCTGCTACCTGAGGACTTGCCATACTAGTACCGCTTATGTTAACTTGTTTATATCCTGCATCTGCATAATATGTTGCAGCACCAAATGCATTTGTATTACTACATGCACTAGAAATGTCCACGCCAGGTGCCCAAATATCTACACCTGGACCTGTACAACTAAAAACTGCTTTTTGTTCTAAATCTTCCGGAACGATGCTATCAATCGCTCCTACTTTAATTGCATTTTCACTGTGAGGACTGGATCCTCTATGATAGTATCTTTGGCCAAACGGGTTATTATAATAATTATTCCAGTCTGGACCATCAGGGTTGTCGATTTTATCATAACTGTTTCCAGCCGCAATACATACAATAACACCCACATCTATTAATTCATCTAGATCGCTGTCAACAGATCCGACTCTGATATTATGTACATAGTTCAAACCATCAAATACTCCGACCATTCCATATGATGTATTTCTCGTTGTTCCTGACCATGGAGTACCTCTATACTCTCCGCCGTCGATATTAGAATAAGAAGTAAAATATCCCCAACTCATATTAACAATAGTGGGTCTTTTGTATCCTGTAAGAGGATCTACGGGTTTGTTTAAGTGCCATAATTTTATAACATCGAACACATCTTCTACAACTATACCGTTATTTGTGTCACCAAACCCTTCTAAACCTCTTACTTTTACAGAATAAATTCTAGCATTTTTAGCGAAACCGTAGGTTTTTCCTGCTGCTGTAGCTGCTACGTGTGTTCCGTGCCCATCGAAATCTCTGTAATGATTTATACTTTGCGTTCCTGGTAATCCGCTTTCACTATACCAATCAATTTCTTGAACTCTGGAATTACCTTCTCCGTCTTCGAATTCAGGATGATCTACCTGTAATCCGCTGTCTTGAATAACTATATCGACACCTGTACCGTCGTTAATATAGTTGTAATTTCCTTCTACTGAATCAGAAGTCCCGTACGGGTTAAAATAATCTATACAACGTCTTAATCCCCAATTTAGATTATCGCCTGTACTTAAAAAAGTCTTTGTAAAGTTACCTGTCTGAGTATTGTATTTGTGACGCATTACAATATCGTCTCTTTGACTAGGTGGAATTTCTACTGAACGCACACGAGGATCATTGCGTAATATTTCCGCTTCTTGATCAGTAAGCGCATAATGACAGCTTCTAATACTTCCTGGTCTAGCATTTACGATATCAACTCTTCGTGTAGGAACAAATCCATCATCCTGTGATTCGTTCTCAATTTGATTCCAAAACTGATCGTAGTCTACATCTGCGTTTAAAGAAACAATATATTCTCTAGTCATGTTGTTTCCTTTTTATGCTCCAGATACTGGGATCCAGGCACTACCATTCCAAAGTACAGCGTAAGGGGCACTACCAGCTTTTGATAAAGGATCCCAATTTGCATTGTCTGCCAAATAAATTGCTCCAGTAGTAGGACTTCCGGGAGCTGCTGTTAAAACAGGTAATTGGAATCCTCCATCGGTAAGGAACTTCCATGTATAAGGATTAGCAATTACTCTTAGATCTGTATTAGAATATATTTCTGGTGTGCCAGTTGATGTACTAATAAATTCGTCTGCTGTAACTTTGTTGGCAACTACTAAATCATTTTGTATTTCGACATCAGAATTAAACACAGCAGTAGGAACAATAGTAAGATGACTACTGTCATCAGTGTCAATTTCTGGAGTTCTGATTCCTAAAGTCGCATGATGATAACGTGAAGAGTATGTATCTAGATCTGGTTGAATCCAAAAACTAGTCTGCATTCCCCATGTAGGATGACAGTTCTGAATAAAGAAAGTTCCTGGCACAATACTATTTCCAGGAGTAAATGAATCGTTATTTATAAAACCTAATGAACCTACTTGAGCTACATCTCCTGCCGAATTTGTTTGAGCAACAAATAATATAGCACCGATGCCATCACCTCCTGATGAATTTATTCCTGTTGCAGAAGCTAAAGTTCCTCTAGCTCTAAAAAATGTTAAAGCATTTACACTAGCATTATTATGAACTGAATCAAATGAAGCTATCACTGGATTCAACGGATCAAAAGGGCCTTTATCTAAGACACGTAAACGACCTGAATGTTCTGTACTATCCGGTGAAATTCCGCCAAAGGTAATTAAGTTAGATGCATGTTTATTAATCATCCTAAAAAGAGGACTATTTGCTTCGATGTCTTCTGCTCCAAGATATGACACTGATAATTTTGCTGCATTTGTGTCATAAAATATTCCAGGACCGGTGTCATCTACTGTAGTGCCGTTTGACGTATAAAAAGCAAGAGATCCAGCAATGCCAGAATTTACAGTCCCGCTGCCTCCACCGCCACCTCCAGAACCACTAATTGTAATCGTATTAGAGTCGGTTCTAGATACTGTAACACTTCCTGAACCTACAAAAGATACATTATCAGTGCTAGCGTCACTACCAGTTAAGCGTAAATTTGCACCACCACTAACAGTCTCAGAACTGATTGAATATGTAGTGCCGCTGATAATATTACCTCCAGCAGTAGTTCCGTCACCTATATAAACTAATTTGTCATCAGTAGTGTAAATTAACTCTCCGCTTTCCGGAACGAATCCTGCTCTGTCAGCTTCTAAACCTTGTCTTATTTTTAAAGCCATTTCTTTCTCCTAAACTTTCTTAAAACGTTCCTAAATTAATTTCAGGACCAATAGGTGATGCAAAAGTTCCATAATCGAATGAATAATCATCTAATAAAAATTGTATAGGGTTAGTAGCTATTCCATCGAAAGGTAAAAATTCCCAATCTATAGCATCATTACCTGCATCACCACCGGTACCTGCTCCGGGAGTCCATTCTGTACCATTCCAAACAAGTGTTTGTCCAATTAAAGGAGCTACACTCGATACATTACCTAAATCTGATAAATCATGATTAGAAATGTCTGTAACTGTTCCAACTATATCGGCATTGACTAGATCTTCAAAAAATACTTCTCCGGTAAATGTAATATTACCGCCAGGACTTGCCTTTAAAGTTAAGTCTGTGGCTGATTCAATAATTAAACTATGATCGTTTACAAAATTTCCTACAGTTACAACTTTATTGCTTTGAGATATTCTTAGTCCATTTAATTGTATAGTTCCGTATACTCCAGGAGTAGAATAATTTACAATAGCATAATTATTGAGATCTAAATCACCTCCTAACTGAGGACTTAGATCATCTGCAAGTTGTGATATAAGTGTTGCTGCATTTACTGTAATGCTATCAGAATTAGAACTTAATGTAATGTTTTGACCACCAATAAGACTTTTAAAAGTAAGATTGTCTCCTAATCCTGCATTAGAAGATTTACCAGAAAACAATCCTGTTCCTGATCCTAAGTTTTGACCGTTAACTACAACGGAACCGTTGATCTCTGAAAAGTTACTGTTTACTTTTTCAAAAGCAACACGAAGGTCGTCGCCTGTTCCATCGTTAGCAAAAGTACCTAAATTAATAGTTTGTATAGCCATAGTTCTCGCTCTTTTTTATTATTTATCAATTTTTAAAATTGAAGGCTACACTGATTCTAAAATCCTTACTGTTATTCTTTAATACTCTATGTGCTAGATTGCCTGGAAATACTAGAAAATCGCCCACACTGGGTTGAAAAACTTGATGTTCGCCCTGTCGTTTAAATTCTATACCACCAGAGTTTTCAGGAGTTTGTATGTAGAGTACGCCAGCCCGTGTATAAGGATGATGGCTATGCCAGCGATATTCATCGCCAGGTTCGCCACAGTTAAACCACCACTCGTCTATAACCAAGTCACCTATGCTGTCAGCCACTCTGTTAAATGTAGCCGCAAACCATGAATAGGGATTTGTGCGAATTCTACGGCTGTGCCAAGTACCGTATTGCCCACCGCGAGCGTTGTCCAGGTCTCTGTAGAGTTCAATAACTTGCTCTGCTATACCTGGATCAACTGCTAGGCGACTGTGTTCAAACATTACACTCCGTATCTAGATCTAGTGGCAGCAAACTCTGCGGCAATCTCTTTAGGACCGCGAGCACGGTTGTAGTAGCGTAGTTGACTTACATATAGATCTTCTGATTGGTAATCACCACTTGCGGCACGACCGATAGTAAATGCTCCCAGTGTTCCAGTATTCAATCCAGTGACATTTGAAGTTTCACCTACTAGACTACCGTTTATATACACTTCTGTTCTTGTGCCGTTGACCACAAACGCATAGTGTTTCATACTGCCAAGGGATGCACTGATGTCAGGCATGTTATCAAAGTAATTTGGCTGGTCACCGCCTAAAGTTTCAACTCGACATTCTAGACTTTGGTTATTGTTCCGCAATACCATGTGGAACTTGTCTCCGCCCCTCATGCCCACAATGTGTTGGAAATTGCTATTACCTTGAATAATGCCCCAGAAACTAACACTCGAACGTGGTGTTAGACCGTTTTGTGCCGAGGCTATTGATGTACTTGCGGTCTGAGCATAACCTGGGGCACTAAATCCGTCGTCGAAATATAGACTTCCGCCGCTATTACTACTATAACTTACATTAGTTAGATTTAGATAGTTGCCCGCTGGACTCAAGTCATACCACTTTGTTTGATCCGCAAGACTATAACTAGAAGCATTGCCCGCATCTACATACAGAGCCAAGTCATACGGGCCGACTGGAGCATAGCCATTGGTCTGAGCGGTGACAGTATGAGCACTAGTAGAGGAGTCGGTATACAATCCAAGTTCGCTGTTTACTGAGAACAACAGTTTAGTTTCTGCTGTAGCAGTTAACTGAGCCATTGGTGGGGTAAACGCTGAGGTATAGACACTAACACCTTTGATAAATCTAAAGTCTTTGATGTAGCCGGCGAACCCTGCGCCTACGCTCGGCGATGTCTCATTACCGATAGTAAAGTTCGTAGACGATGTAATATTGTAACTTGCGTTATTTGCTCCTATCAGAACACCGTCTTGGAATATCCTGGTAGTACCACTGGTTCGAGTGACGGCAAAGTGCGCCCAAGTATTACTTAGATCTTGTCGATTAAACGGGGCAGTAAGTATTACACCGCCGTTGGCCCAGAGCAATACAGCGTTTTCAAAACTCAGGCCAAGTATAGCGTTGGGATATGAGCCCATACTAAATGGTCGAGTAAATACTCCGCTGGTGTCTAACATCCACTGCCACCATTCAATGGTGTAGTCGCCTGTGCCCACTTCAAAGTCACTGAGTGAATTATTGACTGTAATATTATTAGTGCCGCCTGTAAAGTAAAAACTACCACCGGTAGTGGCCAGTGTTACTGGATATGGTGGAGTAGTTGAAGTATCCGAGATAGTCAATGTCTCATTAAGTAGATTGTTGTTGCCCACCGACGTGCCCACCTGTAACAGATAATTCTGATTGCCTTCAGTGGTAAGATCCTCTGCGGTAGTCCAACTAAAACTAGCATTACCGGTGCCCTCTATATAAAAACTCCCAGTGGGAATTTCACCGTTGAGCCAATCACCGCCTGCTGTGCCATCATTTACAATCTGCCAATATATAGTAGTTGGCGAGTAGTTTTGGTATTCTACAGTTACGGTGTTAGTTGAACCTTCGTTCATTGGATTGCTCCAACCGTAGATATTAATAGAAGAACCGCCACCACTGTTTGCCGTTAATAATATTTGTGTAATAGGCATTGTAATTCCTTAACTGTCGTCACTGACATTGCCAGTCATGAACCAACGGTTTTCTTCAACCTTGATCAATGTAGCCATACCCGGACTGCTTAGATCCCAATAACTGCTGGTAGCAACACCTGGAACTACGATGTTTATGTTACCACCGTCGCCATCAATGCTGACCATACTGTTACTGTTGTTGACAATGACCACACTAAAGCCCATTGGCAGTGGAGCGTCTTCGTGGTAAGGCACATTAATTCTCATCGCTCTATTGATCACATAGATATGCTTGCCCATGTCTTCTAGGCATAATCTGTGATCCGCACCAGTTGAAATCTTACGCTGTGGAATCTGCTGTGCTGACGAAGTCTGACGAGTACCGTCTGCGAACTCAATAGCACCACCGTCTCTATCACGGATTTCTTCCATCATGTGATAGTAATTGTCGTCGCTAGGATCATACCATTCAGATCTAAAGTCTGGTATCCATGTTTCCCAGTTGCCTGTGCCCACATTAGGTGTAAATGTAGTGGCTTCTGTTTCAGTGACCTTGTCTACATCGTACTCTTCTGTCTGATATGCCCAGATACCATAGGAACCATCACAGTCTCCAGTCTTGGGCAATTTGACTATAAATCCACTTTCGTAGTCATTGTTAGGAGCAGTGGTGTAGCCCGATATGTACATATGATCCGCATCTAAGGTTAGATTGCGACCATTCTTAAAGTACTCGTGAGTGCTGCTGTATTCGTTGGTCAGTGTACCTATAAACTTGCGATAACTGATTTCACCGTTGGCGGCAAACTTGATGACTTTGATAATATCTTCGTATCTGGTTTCAAAGTAGCCTTCTACTACAGCATAGATGTCACCGTTGGTATCGATAGCCACCGAACTGTCGTCACCACTGTCTGTGCGTCTCTGCCACTTGATGTTACCTGCGGTGTCTAATTTGGTAATCACTGTGTCGTCGTTGTTTTGAGTGTGATGCGATACTGCCACAGTGGTTCCCTGTACCGCTACGCATTTAGCAGAGCAATCGAAAAGGTCGTCATTTAGGGCCTTGGTCCACTGCGGCACACCTGAACTATTGAACTTGGTAACTACAGCACACTTATAACTAACAAGGTCGCCAACTGTTGCGTTGCCTCTTGAAAACATCTCACCTGCGGCATACACAGCGTTGTCACTGTCTACTACCACAGAGAAATAGCGTTCGTCGTTGTCCCCTTGACCGCCGCCACTGAGTACCTTGCTCCAGGTTATAGTACCTGCGGTAGCATAGCGTAAAACAAATGCTTCACCACCTAGTGGATAACCCACTGTCCAAGTGCCTTCACTGTCAAAGTCAACAACATCGCTGATTTCTATCTTACGGTGAGTAGTTGGTGCTGTTCCTGACGAAACTTCACTGTTAAAGGCCGTAACTGGTCCAGTAATTCCCGGTGCGCCGTCTACAGTTGCCACTACTGCATATAGGTTATTAGTTGGTGCTGTTCCTCCGGCAAACACAGTTCCCGGAATGACGATCCAATCACCTTCGACATAGTTTGTGCCACCAGCAGAAATATTATTAATTGTAATAAGACCAGCATCGTTAACAATTACATCAATCGTAGCACCGCTGCCTATATTATAACTAGTGCCTGTAAGTTCGTAATATGTTTGTGCATTAGTTCCTGCGGCCACACCTTCTTGATCTCCTGTGCCAATAACTTCTCCGTTAACCGCTGTTACTGTTAGGATAAGATCGTTGTCAGGAGTCGCACCTCCTAAGGCTGTACCTAAGATTTTAACTTTGTGTCCTGTGCGATAGTTAGTTCCACCTGTAGCACTAGTGACAATATAGTTTCCACCACCGGTGTTTAGTACTTCAAACATAGCACCAGAACCTGGTCTTGTATCACCAGTTAGGCCTGTATAGCGGTTTACATACTGTATGCTGGCTCTACCAGTGATGCCAGTTCCTGAAACAGACCAGTTAGTATCTACAGGGTGTGCCGCAGATGAACTAGTTGCGGAGTTTAGAATAACCAATGTGCCAAGACCGCTGCCAGTCTGTGCTACCACTGGAATAGTGGTAAATTCATCATACTTGCGACCAACTACTGCTATATCACCGTTTGAGAAGAAGTCAAAGTCATAGGCTTGTACAGCATTGTTGGCGTTCTGATCACGGAAGCCAAGAGTGTCAAGGACCCGTGCTGTGTCTGGATCAATCTCCACTACCATTGCGGCAGTTTCGTTGCCGTAGTATTCGCAGAGCACAATCACATTGCCTCTGGTAGGATGAATTTTAACAGCATTACATCTTGTGTCAACACCATCATCGTTGTCATAGAGTCTTATGCTCCAAAGCAGTTGACCCTGGCTGTTGTAGCGACCCACAAAGCCTTGATTGTTATCATCATCCTGTCCTACAACATAGACATCGCCTGTGGCGGTGTCCACGCAACTAGCACGAATCCAAACATCATCGCTGTTGTCTTCGGCAGAACCAAATATTGAGAACCAACCAATCTGTGTCTGTACCAGTTTGACATCACCGTCATTGGGGATAGTCAATGTACCATCGTTGCCAAACACATACTCATAGGGTGCTGACTTGGCTATCTGTTGTGCTAACTCGCCTTCTGTTACTGTAAATGTGGTATTGGTTACTAATAGATTGCTGGCAAGATTTGTGACTGTTGGTGCGTCACCTCCAGTTAAACTTTCTAGATTAAGTGTGACCATCTTGCCTGGCACACGGCTGGCTTTTACAGTGAAACGCTCGTTGCCATTGCCAATGGTCATTTCGCGACCGTCTTGATCAATTTGGAAAGTTATGCTTTCAGTGTATCGTGTGCTCCATACGTAGTTATCAAAGTCACGAGCTTTTACACTGACTTGTACAGCCAACTTGCCTGAATTGTTTAGGCTGACATATCTACCTCTGTTGTGACTGTGATAGTACTCGCCAGGATATGAACCATTACCAGCTGCACCGTCTTCGTCGTTGAACTCTACGTGACTGGCAATAAATTCGTAGCCTTCTGCTTCGATGTATCTCTGCCACAGAACTGTGCCTGAGGTAGAATACTTGGCCACTACTAATACATTTCTAGCGGTGTTGAAGTAGTCGTCGGTTTCTCTTGTGGGGTTATCCTGTGCCACTGTTAGAGCACTGAGGTAGACATTGCCGGTTGCGTCACAGTCAATGCCCGTGGCCACAGAAGCACATGGTCCTGGACCAACTCTGCGAGTCCATTGCTGAACACCTGAACTGTTGAGTTTCATTATATGTGTTATAGTACGAAGCAGTTGATCGTTGGTATTGTGTACAATTTCTTGACGACTGTTAATGCTGACAAACACATTGTTCTGACTGTCAATGACCACATCACCGCTGGTGTATGCTGTGTTTTCACTGCTTGGAATTAGTTTGGACCAAATGTGCGAACCATCTACACCGCTAAATTTAGAAATAACAGCATCCTCTGCACCCATTACTTCCACTACACCCACAGTGACTATATTGCCGTCAGCACCAATGTCCATACCGTAGAACATTCCTGTAGTTATGTTGCCGTAATTAACTACCTTGCTCCAAACTAGAGCACCTGTGGCACCTGACACTTTGGCAATCAATCCCTTGTCTTGACCCGAGCCGCCACCGCCGTCTGAGTCTTCATTGTATTCGCCGGTGAAATAAATGTCGGTACCGTCGCAGACCATAGCACCTATTTCTTGGAAACTGTTTGGTGCTGAACCTGCTAGTCTGTAATCGTATGTTGTGGGATCTAAATCGTCTGTAAAAGTACCTGCGGCAAAGTAAAGAACGGCTATAGGGGGGTTATCATCCTGGGAAGTAAGAGTTTGCCCTAACACAGTTCCTATAGTGGTAAATGACGTGCCGTTCTCAGTTCGACTAAAAACAAGCCCAGTGGCATTCCAAGGGTTATTATTGATGATTTGTATGCTCTGTGCAGCATTGCCATTAAATGTAGTGGTGGCAACAGTATTGCTGAATATGAACACATTAGGGTCGCTGACGGCTACCGACGCATTACCCTGATAATCTTTTTGCCAAATTACAGCACCGTCAGAATCAAGTTTCACGATAACGATACTGTCAATACCTTCTGTGCCTTGGGGCACTAGTGTATCATCGGAAGTGAGAGCCACAAAGATATTGTCGTTGCTATCCACACAGACATCGTGTGCTATGCTGCCGTCTGCTTCGTTGTTGATTTGTTTTTGCCACAGTAGGTTGGCTGCGGTATCAAACTTGCTGATGATTACTACTTCACGACCTTCGCTGGCCAAGCCGTCGGCCACATGTAGAGCAATCATGTTGCCTTCGCTGTCATAGGCTACAGCACTGGCTTCAACACCATCACCGTCGTTATTGACACGATTTACAATGGCCCAATATTCTGTGTTGCCCACAGTGACTGTAACTTTATGATCGTCGGTTAATTTGTCTCCAGCGCCACTGTAGTCTAAACTAGTCCAAGTACTAGTACCATTGCCGTACTTGACTTTGCCAGTGTCTAATTCTAGTCCTGGCTCACCCGCGGCTAGGATTGGATTTGCTTCTGCCCAGTTTGCCGCTGTGTCACGGCGTAGTTTAATTCTAGTTGTCATTGTTTATGCTCCATTGCCACCGTCTAGGGTGTTGTCTAAATCTTCATTGTACTCAGTGTTAGCGAACCCGCCCACTACTATATAACTGCTACGGCCCGCCAGTGCTGGTACTGCTGTGCTCCAGCGATTGCCTGCCCATTGATAGGTCACAGAGTTGTCACCTACGAATTCTTGCCCTAGTGTGGGCGATGTTGGAAATGTTATTGCCATGTTAGTGTCCTATTCATATTTATCGGTTAATCAAAACTGCCACTGCTGGCCTGCCAAGCACCGTCTGTGTAGATCAGTGTAACAACGTTTGCTATAGGGCTTCCAGTTGACGGTACAAACGGTCTGTAATCAATGTCAGTATATACTGTGGCTGTTGGTGTTCCGCTATCATCTAGTACTCGAGCATTGGCGATTATTATTGAAACTCCGCCATCGGTAGTGCCAGTCTGCGGAACAAGATACAAGATCTGTCCTTCAACACCATTGGCTAATGAGTAAACACCGTCTGCTAGTTTGTTGACTGTTTTTGTTAGGTCTATGGCTAAGGGTGCTAGAATGTCAGTTAATGTGGCTACAGTAAATGTAATATTGTCTGCTGGAGCAGTTCCGCCGGCAAAGTCACCAGCAACAAACACTCCCGAGTCACCAACTGCAACATCTGGATCGCTTGTTGCTACTGTTGCTGTAATATCACCGTTTGCTGCCACTGTGATGTTAAGTAAAAATTGATCGAATGCTACACCAAGATATGTTCCAGGAGTAAGATTAGTGTTGTTGCTGGGCGATGCTGTAACAGTTGCCGCACGGCCTTTGACTCCAATGTCTGCAGAAGCCGGACCGTCTTTGGCCACTGTGGTTATGCTTAATTGATTAAACGTCCTTGGTATTTCAATAGTTGAATTTATGCTAATAGATTGCAGGGCACCTTCAATAAATCCAGTACTAGTGTTAGTTAAAGCTCCACCAGTGAACAAAACTTGACGTTGGAATCCACTCTGGTTAACTGTGATAGAACTTACTGTTCTAGTATAAGTTTGTGTAGGACTCTGTGCTCCAGTGAATACAACAGTATCGCCGTTGACCAACCCATCAATAATTGCCAGTTCTTCAGTAGTCAATGATGATAATCCAACGTAAGTATTACCATCAGTATAACTTCGAGTATACCCGTCAAGTACAATCGTTTCTACAACCTCAGTTGGTTTGTTTGTTAAGTCATTGTAATTACCGCTAAATGAACCTCCAGTAAACGCTGTTGTTTGTACTGTACCATCTGGGAATGTTAAGTCACCACCTTCACTAAATGTCCATCTGCGTAGTGTT